AGCATATTTTTTTTAATTTTTTTATTTTAATTTTAATTTTAATTTTTTAAATAGTCTATTTTGCAACCGGCCTCTATATTCAAGGGTCTAATAGATTGCAGCAAATTACATTTCTTTTTTTATTTATTTTTAATACCTCCATTTTTCTACCAAACTCATCCGTATAAACATCTTTTACTTTATTCATTAAAGTGTCGTATAAGAAATCAGTTTTAATTCCGTACCAAGCATTTTTATTTCCAGATAATTGTATGTAGTCAACGCTATCTTTGTAACCTTTGTAATCTCTATAATGAACGACTGCCTTGTGGTCTGCGATTAATGAACCGATTATTTTTATAGTTTCAATCGTAATTTCTTTTTTTGGATATTGGTCTGTAAACTTCATTGTCTTTTAATTTTAAAATTTTTACCAACCTAATTTAATTAAGTTTCCATTTTCGTATTTAATAAATCTTTTTTTTCTAAAACCATTTTCGTCAAACGACTTAATAATCATTTTAACAAATCCTTTTTCGCTCCACTCATAACAAAAAGCATTCAACTCATTAATGTTATCTAAATTCTCAAATCTCCTTACTGTTCCCTTAAATGCTTTAACTGAAAAATACATAAAAATTAAATTTAAGTAGAGGTTCGTTCCTAACTACACTACAAAGATATCAACTTTTTTTGATAACTACAAGCATAATGTGAAAAAAAATAAAAATAATTTTCTAACGTATAGCATAAGTACCATACTTCGGTCTGCCTAATTTATTGACAACCGAATAGCGAAGTGCATCAAGTGAGTGGTTAAATGCATCAATTGGTTTATTAGTTAATTGACCATTTTTATCCTCAATGTATTTATAATTCCTTAACTCTTTAATCATATTAATACTGTCTTGTGTAACGTGAAGTTTATATCTTCTTAACATATCAATCGAAAGGTTAATAGCACCCTTGTATGTTTTCTTTGCATTGAAGCCCATTCTAAATAACTCCTCAATACTTTTAGGCTCTGCACTATCGCACCAAATTTCGTCTCGTCTATCCAAACCAATCCTCTGTAACTCCTTTCCAATATCTTGGTTAGTCATTCCTGTTCGGTATATTAACTCCCTTGCGTACATATTATCGCCCTCAACGTATGTTTCTACTAATGCCGTACTATCGTTGCTAAACCCAAAATCAAGCCCTCTGCCGAGTAGTTTTGCGTTCGGTGGTATATTGGGTACAGTATTAAAATTAAATACAAGAGCCCTGCTCTTTCCACGCTCTCCAAGTCCATATACCCTCCAATAGTTCTCGTCAATATCTTTTAACCTTTCAATCTCCTGAATTAAGGTAGGTTCTAAAAAAGGATTATCTCTGTATGTAGTTTGGTAAAATTCCACATCCTCCCTGTTTAATACTTTATCATAAATCCAATGGTACTCGTCACTTGGGTTGTAATCCAAAACAATCTTTTCTGTTGTTCTAAATATTAACTGTTGCCAATCCTCAAAGTTCAACTCGTTAGCTTCATTAATAAATAACAAACTCCTTTTTCGTCCTCGTATCTTGGTAGGTTGGTCTAAACTAATAAACTCAACCCTATTGCCATTTATGTAATATTCATTTGTGCTTTTAACGTGAAACTCCTCAAAATATAAATTGTTCTGTTTAAGTATATCGTAAAAATCTCTCATTACAGTTCCTCTAACTGCAGGAAATGTTTTACGCACTATCGTAATTGTTTTACCTGTATTATTGTGGCAATAATCAAATATTAGCCACAACAAAATATTGTATGTTTTTCCAGACCTTGTGCCCCCTTGCTCAACTACAATTTTTTTTGTACTGTATTGTAAATGTTCGTAAACTATATTACTCCGTATCCTCGTTTTCAATATTTTTTATTATTTCAACTTCAAATAGTTTAGTTCCCTCCATTCCTGTAATCTCTTGTCTTTCTACGTAACCTCTCTTTTTTCCTTTGGTCTTTAAATAGAAAATAGTAGCACTTGTGTTTCCATCTCCAATTTGTTTGTGTAACTGACTTTCAGCAAAGTCCAATGCTATGTTGCTTATGTCCTCAACCTCTTTTCTAAATACTTCGTCATCTTTTAACCATTGATAAAATTGAGTACGTCCTACTCCCACTTTTTTACAAGCCGTTGTAACAACTCCTAAACTCTGCTCCAATGCTTGAACTATTGCTTTTTTATGTTGTTCGGTTTTGTTCATTTACATTCCTTTTAATGGTACTTTTAATATAGGGTTATAGTCAAAACTCTTCTTGCTTGTTTCATCTCTTTTAATTACATCTTTGCCCCATTTTCTCTGTAGGTCAAAAAATTGGCTCTTCTCATAATCTAAATTTCTGTATGTCGCACAACCTCCTGCCTGTTCTGACTGTTTAACTTGGTAATGTGCATAATTAATACGCAAACAACCTCCATACTTTTTAGCGTGTTGCAATGTTATATCATAATCCTCTTTTAAGGGTAATGCCTCATCGTATCGTATTTTATTTTTTAGGTGTGCTTGGAAAGGTCCTCCTATGTATTGTAATGTTCCAAAAGGTGTGTACTCTCTGTATGCTCCTTTATCCGTTACGCAATTCAACCCCCAAAATTTAAAGCCAAACTCATCACATAATATTGCAGAACTTTCGCAAAACTCCTCCAACTCATCAGGTGAAAATACTTTTTTCTTTTGGTTTTCAAATCTACCAATAGCCGAGCAGTCATCGTCTATAATTACAATGCAATCAGCATCGTCAAATAAGTTGTCTAAAATCCAATTCCTAACTCTGCATAGGTTTCCTTGTGCGCTATCTGGACAAACAACAATATCGTTGCCATTTTTTCTATATTCCTCTGCCTCGCTTTCCTTAACTACCAATTTAACAAAAGGGTATTTTATTTGTGTAATACTCTTCTCTGGTCTTTTATAACTTGGTGCGTAAAACTTAACTCTCATTTTTAATTTTGTTTATTGCTTCAACTCCATTCAATACTCGTCCAATCCCACTACTCCAAGCTTTTCCATTTGCTCGTCTCGCAGTTTCTGTTTGTAATCCAAATATTGTTTTAGCCTGTATCCAATCAATGTCTTTGTCAAACTTCAAAACAAGGTAATTACTCTCCGCATCTAATTCAGTAGCAAATATATTTTCTGTGTCTATGTTATCTGGGTTAGTCATTTCCTCTACCTCTTCATCAGTAAAAGGTACATCTACACCCCAATCGCTTAATTTGTCAACATCCCAATGGTTAGCTAAATCGTCCCAGTCCCATTCGCCAAAACCTACATTATCCTTAATAATAAACTCCTGTTGTTGTTCATCAGTTAAATCCTCTGCTTTAATAATGTAAACCTCTTTTAGCCCTGCATCTAAACTTGCTTTGTAACGCATATTTCCTCCAAGTATAACATTTTCCTTGTTTACTACAATAGGGCGAATTTTTAGCATCTCTGGAAACTCTCGTATGCTTTTGACTAACTTACCAAATTTAAAATCATTTATTATTCTGGGATTAGCTTTGTTTGGTTTAACGCTTGTTATTTTTACTTTCTTTATTTGCATAACTATATAACGATTTTTTAAATTTATTTTATAACTTCACTTAAACTGCTCTTGCCTCTTCGTATGCCGTCTGAAATATATCGTACACCTCATCAATTTTCTCTTGTTCTATTTTGAGTAAAGCATTTTGTATAAATGCAATCCTGTTATTTTTCCCGCCCTCACTATCTAAATAGCTCAAAAACTTTGTTTCAAGGTCTTTGTTATATTTTGAATAAATAGGATAATTTTTTATAGAATGTAATATCGTTGCGTGGTTAGGCTTCCAGCCTGTATTTTTTTCTACTGCATTAACTATATCTGTTAACCTCATTCTTTTATAAGTGTTTAAATAATAATAGAACACCGCTCTCGCTTCTACGTACTCTCTCTTCCTTGTATTTTTAAATATATCTAAATCAAACTCAAAGTTGAAGTTTTTTATATCTCTTTTTAAATCCATAATTCTATAATGTTCCATTAATAATGTAATTGTCTAAATCTGGCTCTTTGCCCTTAAAAAAATCTTTGTAAATACTAATTCCGTATGCAACCTTTCGCTCTCCCTGTAAATAAAACTCCTCACTCACATCCCAAACTCCAATATCTAAACTCCCTTTGTCAATTACTAAAAATTTAAAATCTGAAAAGTGAATATTAAATAAATTGCAATAAAGGTAAACCTGTATATCATAACCATATTTTTTTGCTGAATATGGAAAAGCTTTTATATCACTTGTTGTTTTAATATCTACA